AAATAGCTCCATCAAACATAATATACATATCTCTAATTCTTTCTTTTTCTTCTTTAGTTAGTTCAAAATCTTTATTATTATCATTTTTAGAAAATCTAATCCTAACCTTTTCAGAATAAGCCATATCTGCTATCATATCATATTTTTCCTGATCTATGACAAATTTTGAGGTTTGTATAGTATATTTTCCTTCATGCTCCAAATCTTGTGATAGTACATCTCCATTAATTTCATATCTATTATTATCAGTTAAAATTATTATTTTATTAAAACTAAAATATCCATCATTACTTACACAACTAAATGATATATTTCCTCTAACATAATATACATTTAGCTTTGCAACATCTTCTTTTTTTATTTTAGATTCAAATATTTCTATTTTTACTTTGTCTGTTTTTTTTTCTGAAATTGGAAATATCTTTTGTTCATTATTAAAATCATCAGAAATTATCTCAGTTCTATCATGAGCTTCATCATATTCTTTTGACATTAAAGAATTTAAGTGTTCCTTTGCTTTTGAATTTTCTTTAAAAACTTCCTCAATAGTTACAAGTTTATCTTCTTTAATAGCATCTTTTTTTATACTTTCTTTTTTAACTTCTCCATTTTTATCTCCACAGCTAAACATAATTAAAGAACTAAATAATATAACTAAAATTTTTTTCATTTCCCCTCACTCCCTTAGTTGATTATTTTAATTTTATTATACAAAAAAAATTTAAAAAATTCTATATTATTTTATAATACAATACCACTCAGCTCTATCTAAAGAAATTCCAAAGATTGATTTTTTATATTTCTTTACTACAAAATCTACATTGAAAGCCTTTTGAATTAGCTTTGAAAGATTATTTTCAAGACTTCCAAATATCATGAATACATTATTATTTTTTAGATTATTTTTTATAAACTTCACAAGCCTGGCATCATCTTTTTCAGTCCAAATGTTGCTGTAATTATAGCCTTTTTTACCAATTTTTATTACTTCTGTTCCACACAAATAAGGGGGATCTAGTAGTATAAAACTATCTTTATAGCTCCAACTTTCATTAAAATAGTTATGTGTTATATCTATATTTTTTAATTTTTTTAAATATATTTTTATTTTCTCCATTTTTTGTATAGAGAAAAAACTGTTTGATAAAGAGTATCCCTTATTCATACTTGCCAATAATTCTACCATTTTTCTTTCATCTTCTGAAAAATTAAGTTTATTATCATTCCAAAACTCTTTATATCTATTTTTTATAATTTGCCATTTTTCTTTATCAGCAAATAAAAACCTTGATGATATTTTTTCAATATCTTTATATAGAAAATTAACTAATTCATTGTATTTTTTTATAGCCATTTTATTACACTTCAAGAAACTTTCAATATACTCATCTTTAACATTTGCTGTTACTTTTAAATCTTTAATATCCTCTTTTAAATTTACTGCTATTTCCATTCCACCAGCAAATAAATCAACATAAGTATTTTTCTTATTTAGTAAAAATATTTCTTTTATTTCATTGTAAAATCTTCCCTTGCTTCCCATATATTTAAAAGGCTTTTGTATCTTCATTTCTCCTCCTTAAACAAAAAAAGAGCCCAGTGATTCCAACAATTTTATTTGTTGAAATACTGAGCTCAATGCTACAAAGTATTTTAATTTATTATTTTTTAACTATTTTTATTGGTACTCTTTTATTTGCTTCTATGATGTATCCATTTTTTATTTTCACCTCACACCAGCCTTCATGCTTTTTTATTTCTTCTAAAATATACTTCTCATTCTTTTCAATGTTAGTTTCCATTCAGTACCTTCCTCATCTTTGCTAGTGCATTATGTTTCGCTATATGCACCCTTTGTCTGCTAACTTTCAGTTGTTTTGCAACCTCTTTTCCAGAATATCCATCGAAGTATAACTTTTTAATAATATATTTTTCTTGCTTTGTACAGCAATCCAGCAATTTAGCCACAAATGTTTTATTTTCTAAATCTACATTATTTATATTTTTATCCTCAATTTCTAAACCTTCATAAGTTTGAAATTGTATTTTATCCCTCCTTCCTTTCTTGATTTCAGTGATAGCATTATATGAAACCCTATAATTTTCTTTATCTATAAATCTTCTTATTCTAGCTTCAATGTTGGGATATAAGTGAGTGAGAAACTTAGTATTATAACTAAAATCATAAGTTTTTATAGCTTCATAGATTCCAAGTATCCCTTCCTGGAGTCCGTCATCTGTTCCACCCCATTTATTATTTATCTTTCTAACTGCATTCAAATACTGTTCAATTAGCTTTTCAGTTGCCTCATTATTTCCAGCTTTCGCTTTATGAATTAGTTCTAATACTTCTTTACTCTCCATATTCCCCTCTTATAATGCCATTTTACTTCTTACAATCTTTTCCTTAGCTACATCTATAACTGTCTTAATATCTTCATATTCTAGCCCTATATTTGTTAATTCTTGCTCTAATAATGCTTTATTTCCTTTTATTTTTTCTATCTTTTTATTTAGTTCAGCTATTTCAGCATTAGCAACTGCTATACTATTGTTAATTTCTGTTTTTCTTTCAAAATACTTATCTTCAAAATTATTTTCTTCAATCTCAGCTCTTTTTAGATTTTCAAGTAAAACTTTAAGCATTGATCTATTTCCTTCATCATCTAATCCATAGTCTATTGCATAGCAAGTTACTAAATTATCTCCAACAACTACATAAGTCATTAATAATTGCTCATTTATATAAAACTCTGCTTTTTTATTACCTTCATATGCTGCTGTATTAATATATCTAGATTCCTTAAACTCTTCTTTTAAACTTACTTCTAAAACTTCTATTTTCTCTTCGTTTGCTTTTTTCCAGATGTCCCAAGTTCTATCACTTATAATATTAGCTTTGTGAACCCTTGAAGCATATCTCATTAAAGCATGTTTTGTTATATTAATTTCTTTCATCATTTCCTCCTAAATAAAATTATGCTAGCATTTTTCCCTGAGAAGATTACTTCATTATGTTTTTTTAGCATTTTTCTTAATGCTGAAAAGCTAGGAAAACAAGGTAAAGTATATGAGTATTTATCATAAAATCCTCTCTCCTCACAATACTTTTTTCCATACATTTTTTCACAAGTTTTTATATATTTTTTTGAAAACTTCGCTTTTTCTACTATATGTACCCATTCTTTTTCTGTTGTTTGTATTTGTCCATCAACCATTACAATATATGATAAAGTCATGTTTTTTTGATTACTTACTAAACCAATAAATACTTCATGTTTATCTATTTCAAATTTTAAAAATTTATCTATTCTAAACTGTTCTTTTAGCCATGTATAATCTTCATTTGTTACTATTTTCCTCTCCATTTATCCCTCTTTTCTCCTGCCAGTCCACTATCTCTTCAAGAATATAAATTAACTTACTGCATTCCTTAACTGTCATATTTTCTAATGTCTTATCTTTCCCAAGATACTGTTCTATAAACTCCTTCTTATCTTTCTCATAGTAGACTTTACTATATAAAGTATTAAACTTATTTATTTGCTTTTCTGTTACATAGTTATTTATTAATCTTCCAAGTATTTTTATAAGAATCTCAGCTTGATTATAGCTGAGATCCTTACTAGATTTTTTATTAAATTTACTTTTTAAAAGTGCTCTATACTCTTCATCTTTTAAGCATGCTTTATATTTTAATGTATGAATGTATTTAATTTGATGTTTCTTTATCTCCTTCATTTTTATCCTCCATAACTGTGGTCATAGAAAGAGGGATATTAATTTTATTACCATTTTCATTTTTATAATATGCCTCTATAAATGTTTTAGACCTCTGAGGCTTCCAAGCCTCTTTAATTATTTGAACTCCTTCTGTTAGTTCAACATCATTTATATTACCAGCTATCTTTTCTAACTCCATAACTCTTGAAGCCTTTAAATTCCCATTCTTATCTTTTTTTAATAACAAATTAACTATTTCTAATAAATGTGTATTTTCACCCTGAACAGTTTTATAAATATAGTTCTTAACCTTTTCTATTCCAGCATGAACTGTATCGTCAAAGCTATCAAGCATTCTATAACCCAATGTTATAGATATTTTCCCATCACTTGTTGTAAATGTGTGAGATTGTTGATTATCTTTTACTCCATAAAGTTCTGCTTTTAGTTCTAAGATACTTTTAAAGTCATCAAACACTTCTTTTTTTAACATCATTATTTGTGCTGAAATATTTTTTATTTTATCTATTTCATTTATTACAGTTTCATCAACAAGATTTTTATAAGCATCCACCTTTGCTTTTCTCTCAGCTTTTTTCTGTCTATCTTCCTCTAATAATTCCTTTCTTAATATTTCTTTTTCTTCAGCTGTCATATTTTCTAAATTCATTTTTTCCTCCTATTTTCATTATTCTAGTATTTCAAAGTCTTTTAAAAATTCACTATTTATCCCTCTACAATCACCATTTTGAAATTCTAAATAACTTCCCCATAATTTAACTGGTTTATTTTCTCCTTCTTCTTCAACATCAATTAAATACTCATCAATATAATTACCTATTTGGAACTTTGGAAAGCCCCATAAACTTGCATACCTCACTCCGCCATTTAAAAGCATTCCTTCTTTTATTTCTTTTCCATTTTTGTCAAAAAATCCTTGCATTTTTCCTCCTATAATTTCATTAATAATATAAACCCAGTGATTAAAAAATATATGCCAAATATTGTATAAATAGCCATAATGAATAAAAGGAATTTCAATATTCTCAAAGCAATTGGCTTTTTACAATAAATTCTTTCTCCATCAAGATACACTTCTCCGTCACTATATACTTTTCCATTAAATACTGTTGAATATGTTCCACCCTTTATTATGTATGTTTTTCCATTTACAGTTACTTTATTCATTAATTTCCCCCTATTCAAAATATTCTTTATATTTTTCTTTTGCTTTTCTTATCCTATATCTATAAAATTCTCTTTTTTCTTCAGCTCTTTCTCCAGTAACATTTTCATAATCTTTTAAATATTCTTCCCATCGTTCTATTTCATCTTTTAAAGTTTTTTCAAACTCTTTTATAGAGTCATATTCTTCTGTATTATTTTCATCTCCTACATAATCTCCCATAATTTGATAAGTTGTAATACTTTCTTCTTCTACACAATCTCTACAATAAACTTCATTCTCATTTACAAATATGAATTCTTCATTTTCTCCAATTTTTTTATCACAATGTAAACAATGTACTTTACTTATACTCATACTGTTTTAATTCCTCCATTCTTATAAATTCTTCATATCCTGTTAATATATCCATAAGCCTTGCATATACTCCATTATTATCTTCATAAGTATATATAATTCCATTAATCTTATATAAGTCTTTTATTTCCATAGTTAGTCCTTTAATTTTTTAAAATCAATAACCCCAAATGCTACATCTTCTGTTTTAAATTTTTCTTTTAACTTATTTATTTCTTCTTTTATAAAATCTTCTAATAACTTAACCGTCATCTCACTGTTAAAACTAACAATTCTACTTGTATGTCCTATTGTTTTATATACTGTATAAATACAACTTACATAATATTTATATTTCTTTTTTCTTCCAAAAAACCCTCTTTGAAATTTACAATCTTGCCCAACATTGAAGCCTGCAATAAATAAAGTAATTCCAAGTCCTGCTAAAATCCAATCACTCATGATACCTCCTTATCAAATCTTGCCCATAAATAGCTTTTTCTTTCTCCTTTATCATTAATTACTTCAACTTGACTAATACTTGTATCTATATCTAATATTTCATATTCTTTGTCCAGTGTAAGCTCCCCAGTGTCTGGGATAATACACTTTACAATATCACCCTTTTCTAGTTTCCACATTTGAACCTCCTTGATTATTAGCAGCAATTAATATAGAAGCCACTAATATTGCTAGTATTTTTCTCATATTATTTTCTCCTTCATGTTGCTAATTCTATTCAACACTATTCTAAGCAACACTAAATTTTTGAAAGTTTTTTGTTTATTATTGCTATAATTTTTTTAAATTCTTCTGTAATTTTTATATAACTTTCCCTGGCTTTTGAATTACCTTTATTAGCCGCTTGAATACAGTTCTTCCTTTTAACTGAAAGAGTTGCTAATTCATTCAGTTCTTTATCAATTTTTAAAGCATCCTTTCCATATTCTTTTGTTAAAATCTTTTTTGCTTCCTCAGTTAATATCTTATCTTTCATATTTCCCCCTTTTATAATGCTAATGTTGATAATGCTGCATCTATATATTTTTTTT